ATGCTTTGACCCAAGAAGAAGAGAAATACTACGAACATTACTTTGATATTTTTTCTACAGATGGTTGGAAACAGTTTGTAGAAGAAATTAAAGAAATCCTTGAAGCACATCGTATTGAAGATATCAGGGATGAAAAACAATTAGCGTACACCAAAGGTGAGCGAGCAGCTTTTCACAAAGTAATACACTTTGAACCTGCTATCCGCAATGCCTATGATCTAATTCGAGAGCGTGAAGATGCTTAAACGATATGATTATCGGTGTACTAAATGCAATGCAGTAGAAGAACATTGGAATGAATCTTCTGAATCTGACTTTGCAACATGCCACATCTGTGGTGAAACAGCAGAACGGATAATCTCTCCGATCCGAACACATTTCGTTGGTCATGGTTGGCCGGATAAAGACGATAAGTGGGCTAAGGATCATGAGAGAGCCGGTCGTAAATAGTAATCCATAATTGCTACGGCAACGGAGTTTAACAATATGGCACAATTTATTGATCCGAAACCCAAAGATCTAGAAGAAGGCGAAGAGTTCGCTAACATTGAAGACGAAGCAGTAGTTGAAGAACCTACTGAACAACTTGAAGAGTCTCCTGAACAGGAACAAGCTCAGACAGTTGATGACGAAATACCTGATAAGTATCAAGGCAAAGATATCAAAGATATCGTGCGAATGCATCAGGAAGCTGAAAAGCTATTAGGTCGTCAAAGTTCTGAAGTTGGTGAACTACGCAAGATTGTAGATGATTTTGTTAAGTCTCAGATTGAAAAGGCCGCAAGCCCACAAAAAGAACAAGTCGAGGAAATAGACTTTTTCTCTGATCCAGATAAGTACCTAGATAATAAATTAGCAAACCATCCAAAGATCAAAGAAGCAGAAAATGTTTCTAGATCTATGCAACAAGCGGAAGCATTAAATACTTTAGCGCATCGTCATCCAGATTATCAAAATATTATTCAGGATGAAAAGTTTGTTGAATGGATTACTAAATCTAAAGTACGTATGGAGCTTTACCAACGTGCAGACCAACAGTTTGATTTTGATGCCGCTGATGAACTATTAACATCATGGAAAGAACGTCAAAATATTGTAACTGAAACTGAGCAAATGCAGAAAGAAGACCGTAAACGTCAACTTAAATCTGCATCAACTGGTTCTGCTAAAGGATCTGGAGAAAAATCAAGTCGTAAAATCTATCGACGTGCTGATATTATTAAACTTATGCAAACAGACCCAGATCGCTATCAAGAGCTTGCACCAGAAATTAGGCAGGCTTATGCAGAGGGTCGAGTTCGTTAGCCAGTAGGAGATATTTACAATGGCAAACTTAACCCCCGCTAGTAACAATACCGTTACTTTAGCAAATGCGGCCACGTTCATCCCAGAACTGTGGTCAGACGAAATCATTGCGGCGTACAAGCAGAACCTCGTTCTTGCTAACCTCGTAAACAAAATGCCTATGACTGGCAAGAAGGGTGACACTCTTCATATTCCTAAGCCTACTCGTGGCTCAGCGAATGCCAAGACTGCGGCTGACACTGTAACAATTCAGCAGACTGCTAACACAGAAGTGCAAGTAGTTATCGACAATCACTACGAATATTCTCGTTTGATTGAAGACATCACAGAAGTACAAGCGTTGGATTCACTCCGCCGCTTCTACACTGACGATGCAGGTTACGCTCTTGCTAAGCAAGTCGATGACGATCTGTTTGCAGAATTGTTGAATGTATCAAACGATGCAGGTACTGCTGATGGTTCTGATGCTACACAGTCTCACTACCAGATCAACGGTGCGTCTGACGTATTGATTGACTACGACGACTCTACTGCTCTTGAAGCATTCTCTGATGCGGCTTTCCGCAACATGATTCAGAAGTTGGATGATGCTGACGTTCCTATGGACGCTCGTGCATTGATTATCCCACCTGCAATCCGTAATGTCATCATGGGCATTGATCGTTACCAGTCTTCAGACTTTGTAAACGGTCGTGGTGTTAACAACGGTCAGATCGGTCAGCTTTACGGTGTTGACGTTTACGTTACATCTAACGCTCCAACGGTCACTGGTACTACGACTTCTGGTCGTGTTGTCACTCTGATGCACAAGGACGCTTTTGTTCTTGCAGAGCAGATGGCTGTTCGTTCACAGACTCAGTACAAGCAAGAGTTCCTTGCGAACTTGTTCACTGCTGATACTCTGTACGGCACTAAAGTTCTCCGTGAAGAGAACGTACTCTCTGTTGTAATCTAAACAGAGCCGGGGGAGTCTATTCAGGCTCCCCTATCTTATTCTATAACTGGAGAGACACATGGCGATTTATCGTGGTATAGGTAGCGCAAGCTCGACATCAGACAATGCAGTCGTAGATGACGTTACTACTCAGGCTACCAACGCCGCTTCTTCAGCTTCTGCCGCCGCTTCTTCAGCAGGTCAAGCGGCAAATTCTGCAACCGCTGCTTCAAACTCAGCAACAACAGCAAGTGGTCACGCAACGACAGCACTAGGCCACGCTAATGATGCGTCAGGCTATGCAAGCGATGCACAGACTGCACTAAGCGATACACAAGCAGTCCTTGCTAATGCTGAGACAGTGTACGATAACTTTGATGATCGTTACTTAGGCGACAAAGCATCCAATCCTACACTTGACAATGATGGTAATGCGCTCCTAACCGGGGCTTTGTACTTTAACACCACTGACGGTGTAATGAAAGTGTACGATGGTAGTGACTGGCTTGCGGCGTATGCGTCACTTAGCGGTGCATTGATTGCGAATAATAATCTTGCTGACCTTGAAAATACAACTGCGGCACGTACTAATTTAGGCTTAGGCACTGCGGCTACTACAGCATCTACAGACTACGCTACAGCCGCACAGGGAGCTTTAGCTGACACTGCACTACAAAGCTACACAGTAACAGAAGGTGACGTAACAGCACATGAAGCGGCACTGTCAATTACTGAATCTCAAATCAGCGACTTTGGTACATACGAACCTGCTGATGCTGACATCTTAAAAGCTGACACAGCAGACACACTAACAGCTTCGTTCCGTGGTACAGTGACTACAGACAATGATTTGTCATTTGATATGAATGTCACCAACAACTTTAAGTGTACTCCTGCATCTGGTGCGGCACTGACGTTTACTAACATTACCGAAGGACAATCTGGTAACATCTGGCTAGACAACTCAGCAGGTGTTACAATCACTGCGGCAGGTACAACTAAGATTAACTCAACAGACTTGACTACAATCTCAACAGCAGGAACATACTTTCTAAGTTACTACTCAGATGGCACTAACGTGCTTGTGGCAACTTCACAGAGCGTGGATGCTTAATGAGTATTATCCAAGGTCACGCTAAAGGTTCTGCGGCAGGGTTTTACGATTACCCGATTGACCAGTCCTTACGGTTTAACTACACTGAAACATCAAGGCTTCTCCGTCAAGACTTTACTACACCCGGTGATCGTCAAACGTGGACGTTTAGTGCTTGGGTTAAGCGTGGTAATATTGTGCAAAATAATACTCACGTGCTTTTTGGAGGCGGCGCTAGTAGTACAAACCATACTCGTATTTTAATTGATGGTACGCATAAATTGTGTTTTATAAACCAAGCGTCTGGTGTTAATAATATTGATAAACGCAGTTCAGCTTCTTATCGTGATCCTTCAGCGTGGATGCATATTGTCTGCTCTTGTGACCTATCTAATTCAGTAGGCGATCAACGTGTACGTTTGTATGTTAATGGTAAACTTCTTAGAGATTTTTCTACAAATACAATGGTTACGAACACAACTACATTAAGTAGGGTTAATGTTGGTAATGGTTCTTACGATCATGGTATAGGAACAAATACTTGGAATACTAGCAATGCTTTTGACGGTTACATGGCTGAAGTGCATTTTATTGATGGCACTAACTATGAAGCTGAAGATTTTGGAATGTGGAAAAATGGTATTTGGATTGCCAAAGAGCCTACAATTGCAGACTACGGTGTCAACGGTTTTTATTTAGACTTTAGTAACTCTGCATCTTTAGGGCAAGATCAATCTGGTAAAGGTAATGACTACACACCCACTGGACTTTCTTCAGAAGACCAAGTACCAGACGCACCAGAGAATAACTTTTGTACTTTGAATGCAATTGCTTTGCAAGGTACTGTTGTACGCAATGCGTGTTTACAGTGGGACATTGGCGGAACAACACAAGATGCTGTACTTGCTACAATGGCCCCACAGACTGGGCAATGGTACTGGGAAGTTTTGGTAAATTCAAACTCCCGTGGTGTCTACGGAATTATGGATCGCTATAGTGGCAACCGATGCGGTCTTCAAATCGGTAGTAGCTCGACTGCCATTAGCCTTTACGAAGATAATGTTACTACAAGTATTACAGCAACAATTGTAGCCAATGACATTCTTGGCTTTGCGTTTGATTACGATACAAAAACATTTGAAATATTTCAGAATGGTTCAAGCCTAGTAACAGGAGCGTGGACTAACACAGCGCAATTACATCCTGCATTCCGTGACAATTCAGGTGCGGCGTTTGACGGTCATGTTAACTTTGGTCAAGACTCTACGTTCTGTGGTAATGTAACATCAGGTTCTGCAAACGCTACAGATGCCGCAGGTATTGGTGATTTTTATCACACACCTCCATCTGGATACAACTGTTTATGCGCTCGCAACTTACCTACCCCATCAATTGATCCTGCTGATGATAAGTATATTAGTCAAAATATTGACGTAATTAATTATGTAGGTAAAAGCAGAGTCCAGTTAATTGGCGATGCTATTCGTGAAATACCTGATACTGCTCCGATTAATAACAGTGTTATTATTGATGAGTTTGAAAATGCTGTTTTAGAATGGACGCCTTCAGCCGCTAGTACAAATGAAGAGTGGACATTTAGTTGTTGGTTAAAGCGTGGCGTTGCTTCTACAGCTAACAATCCAATTTTAATTGCGGGAACAGCCTCTACTGACTATGACGAAATTTATTTACAAAGTGGTCAAGTTCGGGTATTGGGTTTAACAGGCAGTGCTGTTAAGTATCAATACCATACAACTTTAGAATTTACAGATGCTAAATTGTGGAATCATTTAGTAGTCTCACTTGATCCTACTAATGCAACAGCGGCAGACCGTTTAAAAATCTGGATGAATGGAGTTAGGCAAACCAATTTTGCTACTGAAACTACTGTAGTCAATGGGTATACATTCGGACATATTAACTCTAATACCCCACACTACATTGGACGATGGCCTACATCTGGTGTAGAATATGATGGCTATCTTGCTGAAATGTATTTTGTTGATGGTACAGTGTACGGTGCAGATGCTTTTGGAGCCTTTGATGCTAACGGCGTATGGACTCCAATTACCCCAAGTGTAACCTTTGGTAGTAATGGTTTTTATTTACCATTTGAACACGATTCAACTGTTGAAGGGTTTAATACTGTAGCGTACCGTGGTAATGGTCTAGCCACAAGACCTGTTACTAGCGTAGGTTTTTCTCCAGATTTAGTATGGCTTAAAGGACGTAGTGGAGGGTACGATCATCAACTGTATGATACTGTTAGAGGTGCTACAGAAAAATTACTTCCTAGTCTTACTAATGCTGAGTCAACCGATACAAGTGGCCTTAGCGCATTTAACTCTGATGGCTTTACCTTAGAAACTAATGTTGGTATTAATCGTAATAACTATACTTATGTAGCGTGGTGTTGGGACGCAGGAGATGCGTTTAGCAATTCAGCAGGAACAAACGGTGCAACCATAGCTAGTAGCGGTAAAGCTAATCCAGACTACGGGTTTAGTATTGTTACCTATACTGGTAATGACCAAATTGCTACTGTGGGTCATGGTTTAACTACGGCCCCTGATGTCATTATAACTAAAAACAGAGATGCGGTTACACCTTGGCGAGTCTACCACTCAGGCATGGACGCCACTGCACCTCAAGATTATCATATGGATTTAGACGGCACGATTGCTAGAACATCTACTGGTACATGGAATAGCGATGCACCGACTTCATCTGTATTCACCGTGAATGCGCAAAACCCAGTCAACGGTATTGGTACAGATCATGTAGCCTACTGTTTCCACAGTGTCTCTGGCTACTCAGACTTTGGAAGTTACACAGGCGATGGCTCAACTTCAAAGAAAATTACTACTGGATTTAAACCATCTTTTGTAATTATTAAAGTAGCAAGCACAGCAGGTTACGGGTGGGTTATGCACGATTCTACCCGTGATCCTAGACCTACTGTATCTAAATATGTTTTATCTAATACAAGTGCGGTTGAAGGTGATTTAGTTACTGAAGACTTGATTGAATTTAACTCTGATGGTTTTACCCACAAGAGTGCAAACTACCATAATATTAACGGGGTTGAATACATCTACATGGCCTTTGCTGACACCCGTGATAAAGCCTTTTGGTGGGATATGTCTGGTAATGAAAACAACTGGACTCCAACAAGTATTGAACCTACAGATATTGTAATTGATGTACCCAATAATAATTTTGCTGTTTTAGATAACGCCAAAGTTGCAGGTAATAGTCTCAGTGAAGGCAACTTAAACATTACAACAAATAGTGCAACTTATGGAATCCAAGATGCAACTATAAGTTTTTCATCCGGTAAGTATTATTTTGAAGTTGCTTATCAGGCAGGTAATCCTGCAGTCGGAATCAATGCGTTAGATTCCGGTGATAATATTGTTGGAAAGACTGACGGATTTAGATGGAACTCTAACGGTAACTTTATTGTTTCTGAAGTTGTGCAGTCTGTAATTAGTACATGGAATACCGCAGGAGATATTATTGGCGTTGCTGTTAATGCTGATGATGATGAAATTAAATTGTACAAGAATGGCGTTCTTGAAACAACATTTAGTTTTACAATTGACAAAGAATACTACCCAAGTGTTTGCGATACTTCAACAAGTGCCACAGCAACAATGCAAGTAAACTTTGGTCAAAATCCATTTTTCTGCGACAGACGTTCTAACTCAGGCGGGCCGTACGCAGATGCTAATGGTATTGGACAGTTTTACTACCAACCACCAACAGGGCACTTAGCTCTGTGCGAAAACAACATTGTTAACGACACTACAAACATTGAGTATCCAGATGTAGTGTGGTGTAAGGGACGCACCATTGCAAACAGCCATGTTCTTTCATCATCACTGTTTGACCCCGGCTTCCATTTTAATATTGACACTGCCGCCGTAGGAACAAACCTAACAAAGATTAGTGGGTTTCATAAACATGGTTTTATGATTGGTACGCATACAAGTGTCAATGACCAAGAAGATGACTTTGTAGCTTTTCAATGGAAAGGGACTTCAAACATTTCAGGAAGCACTACAGGCGTAGGCGATGCAAAAAGTTACACAGGGAAACTTAATTCTGATGCCGGGTTTAGTTTTATTTCTTATATAGGCAATGGACAAGCAGGACAAACCATACCTCATCATTTAGGAACAGCCCCTGAGTTTGTGGCAGTTGCCAGAGTGACAACAGGAAATTTGTGGCAAGTGTGGGCAACGTCTTTAGCGGCAGATGAATACATTAGGCTAGATACTAATGATGCTATTGTAACAGATGTATCTAAATTTGGTG